GCAAAGCTCCTGGACATGTCGAAATCGAAAATCTACGAGATGATTCAGCGCAACGAGATCCCATACGTGAGGCTCGGTGGCTGTCTGCGGATTCCGATTTCGGCCCTCGATGATTTGGTCGCAAAGGCCAAGAGCGAAGAACGGTGAGCATCGCCGCCGTCAGAAGCGAGCAGAAGGGCTCTTACCACGAACTGGAGATCTCGAGTTCGCAACTGCAACCTCGACGAGAACTCCGTGGTCAGTGCGTTTGTTCCGACCGCAAGGATCACCTGCGAGTTCAAAAGAGGTCTGCGTTCGTGACCCAAACGGTGAGCAGTGCGTTCGAGACGTCTTGTGCAGGGAGGGCGGCGGAATGAGTGTCTTGGCGATTACCTGGGCGTGGAAGCAGCAGGTTCGGACCACGATTAAATTCGTGCTGGTAGCTCTCGCCAACTTTGCGAACGACCAAGGTGAGTCGTGCTTTCCGGGGCAACTCACGTTAGCAGCGATGACCGGAATGAAGGAGAGGGCGATCAGGTCCGCGCTTTGCGATCTCGAGAAGGCGGGACTTATTGAGCGAACCGCCCGCCGCTACAGAGGTCGTGCGACGAGCGATTCCTATCGGCTGTTCTGTGCCGAGAGAAAACTCAAATTTGAATCGGAAAACGGTGTCGTCAGCAAAGGACAACCGGTCGGTGATGCCGATAGAGATGCCCTTCAACCGGCTTTCGAAGCCGTCCAAACGGCAGACGATGCCGGTAGCCAACCGGCATCTGAAGGCGGTTTCGGCAGACCTATCACTATAGGATCCGTCAGATCTGATCCGTCAGTTGATCCAAAGACACCTGGCGACGCTGCTCACCAGTTCGAATATCCGGCCGATTTTCAGAAATTCTGGGACTCGTTTCCGCGTAAGGATGGTAAGCGCGAGGCGCTGAAGGCGTGGCAGAAACTGACACCCGGCGAGAAGGCAGCGGTGCTCGCGGACGTACCTCTACGGGTCACCCACAATTGGGCCGGACGCGAGACCGAAAAGATTCCTCACGCATCGACCTATCTGAATCAGCACCGATGGGAAGACGACATCATGGCGAATCGAATTGTAACGCAGGGGCTCAGGGTCGCGCCTGACCTGTCTCCCTCGCAAGAACTGTTGCGGCAATTGCATTCGGAGGCAGCAGATCGTGATCGAGCAAGATTCGATCAAAATATTGAGCATGGTCAAAGCGCGTTGGCAGTTCCTACTGGTCGACCGGATGGTGGTCGCGGCGTTCACTGAGAGCTTGGCGGGAGTCGAGTTCGGCGATGCAGCTCAAATAGTGCGCGATTTCAGTGAGACTGGTCGCGAGCAGCCGCCGACAATCGGCATGATTTATCGCGCGGCGATGGAGTTGTCGGAACGGCGTGAAGAACAAGCGCGCCGTACGCGAAGATCGATCGAGGAGCGACCCAGCGCTGCGGAACAGGAGAGAATGAGACAGAATTTCAGCAATCTTTTCAATAAATTGGCTCGTTCTGTCGGCGCGGGGAGCGTCGACGCCGGATCAAGAGAGGCGGCTCGCACAATTCAGAGCGTAGCCACGACGTCGGCCGCCGCGCGCGACATCGATCCAGAGACCAAACGCGCCCAAGAAATTATTCTTATGAAGCGTCGAGAGAAACTGAGGTGAATCTAGCGAGGACGCCGGCGGCAGCAGCGGACGCCGGCTGATATCGTTTCGAAGGCTGAATACCAAGATCGATGGCAAATCGGGAACGAACTAGCGCCTGTCAGCATCAGGGCCGGTTAGGGGGGTCAAATCTCTGCGAGTCGACGATCGTTGACCGCACGCTAGCCACACGCGTGTGGCCGCAAGTTAGGGGGTAGGGGGTGTCGGTGGGGATGATGGATATTGCAAGCAAGACGATTCGCGATCGAATTCTAGAACTGCGCCGGGTTGCTGCACGCGAGCTGGTGCCCAATCCGAAAAATTGGCGGCGGCATCCAGCGCGACAAGCTGCAGCGCTCCGCGGCGTTCTTCAGGAAATTGGCTACGCAGATGCACTTCTCGCACGCATATTACCAGACGGACGTCTGATGCTGATTGACGGACACCTGCGCGCCGAAACCACGCCCGACCAACTGGTACCTGTGCTGGTACTCGACGTTGATGAGAACGAGTCGAACAAATTACTCGCGACACTAGATCCGCTGGCAGCGATGGCCGAGACCGACAAGCAAGCGTTCATGGACCTGGCGGGTTTCGTTCATACCGATAGCGCCGAGTTGCGCGAATTGCTCGACGGAACGGCCGGGATCGCGAGGGAGACCGAACAGGACGCGATTCCCGCGCTTCCGGTAACCCCTGTGGCGCGTTTGGGCCAGATCTGGCAACTCGGCAAGCACAAGCTCCTCTGCGGCGACTCTACGCGCCCGCAAGACGTCTCGCGCTTGATGGGCGAAGAACGGGCCGTACTGTTTCAGACGGACCCGCCCTATGCAGTTGGATACACAGGTGGTTCGCATCCCGCGACCAGGGCAAATCGTGGGAAGGCGAACCGCAACAAGGACTGGTCTGGCCAGTACCGCGAAGCGGCGCCTTCTCCGGACATCGAGAGCAACTCCGAACTCGGCCGCGAGTTTTATCTCAAATTCATCATGGCCGCGATCGAACGCGCGATCGCGCCGAACGCAGCCTGGTACTGCTGGCACGCGTCGGCGAGGCAAGCAATGCTTGAGGCGGTTTGGAATGAGGTTGGGGCCTTCGCGCATCAACAAATCATCTGGGTGAAGAGCCGGCCAGTGCTGACCTACTCGGTTTACATGTGGGCGCACGAGCCTTGCCTCTTCGGTTGGATCAAAGGCCAGAAGCCCGAAATCGAACGCCGGCAGGAGGGTGGCTATCCATCCACGGTCTGGGAGGTCCCGAGCGCCGAGATCGAAACGAACGAGCATCCGACTTCGAAGCCGAATCGGCTGTTCAGTATCCCGATGCAATTGCACACGAGTGCAAACGACCTTTGCTACGAACCGTTCAGCGGCAGCGGATCGCAGCTGATTGCAGCCGAGCAACTCGGGCGTCGGTGCTATGCGATCGAACTTGAACCTCGCTTCGTCGATGTCGCGATCTCACGCTGGGAAAAGCTCACTTGCCAGAAAGCCGAAGTGATGGAGGAAGGTGCTGCCGATGAAGACACCGGGACCGCCGCCAACGCCGACTAATCTGAAATTGCTCAGGGGAAACCCCGGCAAGCGAAAGCTGAACGCCAACGAACCCGATCCTGCGCCGGCGATCCCGCCCTGCCCCAGTCACCTGGATAAAGTCGCCAAGAAAGAGTGGCGCAGAATCAGCAAAGAGCTTCTTGCCCTCGGAATAATCTCGAGGCTGGATCGCGCCGCCCTCGGTGGCTATTGCGACGCATACGGCCGCTGGGCGGAAGCGGCGCAGCAAATCCAGAAATACGGTCTGGTTTTCAAATCGCCCAGCGGCTACCCGATGCCGTCGCCGTTTCTAGCAATTCTTCATACGGCGCTCGACCAGATGCGCGCATTCCTGACCGAGTTCGGACTCAGTCCGGCGTCGCGCTCGCGTGTCAAAATTGCCAATCCCAAGCAACGCGACCTGTTCGATGATTTTCTCGATGGCGACGATGAAGAGGCTGTCTGAGTTTCCCTTTGACGGTCAAGGCGACGCAGCTCAGCAGATCGATCCGGCGTTCGTCGAGTGAGCCGCCGATATCTCGCTCGATCAGATTCTGCGCGAGCTAGTCTTCCCGAATGTCGACAAAGACGTTGGCCAATCTGTCGATCGACTGCCCTAGAGCGTCCCCGAGCGTTTGAGCTGTGTTCGTGGGACCGAGGCGCGCACCGCATGCCACCTCGAGTTGAAGCAGGGAGAATACTGCGGATCCAAGGCGAAGCACTCGAGCGATGTCGATAGACCAGGGTTTCTCCTTGGCCTCCTAACGCCAGCGCCGAGGATGTTTTGTCTGGCACAAATCTCGATCGGTTGGCCGAAGATCATTGTGCATACTTAATGCGGAAGTTCTGGCCAAGTACTGGCGCTCCGCGCCATATGGTTTAAGATCGTTTACGGCCGAACCAGACGCAACTCTGCCGAAAGAGAAAATGAGCATCGAAAGCCGCTTCGACATCCCCTTGATTGCCGCTATGGCGCTAAAGGAAAAGCAAATCCAGCAGAACTACCGTCCGATCATCGCAGTCCATAAGTGGTTTGCTCGTCGGCCTGGAACGTTGTTTCGCGGCTTGGTCCTTTCAGAGTTTTGCAATCGTCCGCTCGCAGAGAGCTTCTTCGAGGCAAACGACTTTCCTGGACGCCAAGTGGCGGATCCTTTCATGGGCGGTGGTACTCCGCTTCTCGAAGCCAACCGCGTCGGTTGCGACGTGCAGGGCTTCGACATCAATCCAATGGCGGCGTGGATCGTCCGAGAAGAGATCGAGCACCTCGACCTCGCTGCATACCGCGCGACAGCTGATTCGTTGCTCGCGACACTTTCTGACGACATCGGCGGCGGCTATCGTACCGACTGCCCGCTTTATGGCGACCGCGATGTGCCTGTAAAATACTTCCTGTGGGTTAAGACGATTGACTGTGAACGTTGCGCGCATCAGATCGACTTGTTCCCCGGCCATTTGCTGGCAGACGACACGCGCCATCCAAAGTACGTACTTGTTTGTGGCACTTGCGGCGACCTGAACGAGACCGACGATCCGAAACGCCACGGCAAATGCCGGTCGTGTAAATCCACCTGGAGCAACTCTGGCGTCGCGCGCCGCGGCCGCTGTCCTTGCCCGTCTTGCGGCCACACAAATATTTACCCTCGCCCGGAGGCCGGTCCTCCCCGGCATCGGATGTTCGCCATCGAGTACTACAACCGGCTGCGGCCCGACGAGCATCGGGGCCGGCTTTACAAGAAGCCGGATGCGGCGGACCTCGCCCGCTATGCGAAGATTGCCGAACGGTGGCGAGGACTCATTCCGCGCTTTGTCCCCGAGCAGGAAATCTTACCCGGTGATGAGACAGACAGGTTGCATCGCTGGGGGTATGCGCGCTATCGCGACCTCTTTAATGAGCGGCAGCTCCTCGGGTTAGAACTCAGTTGTCAGCGAATCATGACCGTAGGAGATGAGCGCGTGCGGCACGCTCTTGCGACCAATCTCTCCGATCTCTTGCGCTATCAGAACATGCTCTGCCGCTACGACACGATGGCCCTTAAGTCGCTGGACATTTTTTCCGTTCACGGTTTTCCGGTTGGTCTGGTGCAATGCGAGTCCAATCTTCTTGGGATCGCCAACGGTAACGGGGCGAGTGTCGGCTCCGGCGGATGGTCCAACATCATCAACAAATACGAGAAGGCAAAGCGCTACTGCGAGGAGCCATTCGAGGTGCGCCCTTCCGGACGCAAGGCCGCGGTTCCAATCAAAGGAGAATGGATTGGCGAACGGCTCAATGGCGCTCGACCGCGGAGCATCTCGCTTCGGTGCGTGAGCTCGACCGATTTGGACATGAAGCCAAAGAGCCTCGACGCTGTTTTTACAGATCCTCCGTATTTTGGGAACGTCCAATACGGCGAACTAATGGACTTCTGTTATGTGTGGCTGAAGCAACTTGTCAGCGCCGACACAGAAGGGTTCGATCGTCCTTCAACTCGCTCCTCGAACGAATTGACTGGAAACGTTACTCAGGACCGCGGGCTGGAGCATTTCACAAACGGACTATCATCCGTCTATCGCGTCATGGCGAAGGCTCTGAAGCCGGGCGCGCCGCTGGCTTTCACGTTTCACCACAATCGCATCGAGGCGTATCACGCTGTAGGCGTGGCCATTCTCGACGCAGGGTTGATTTGTTCTGCGAGTCTTCCATGCCCGGCCGAGATGGGTGGTTCTATCCACATCCACGGCACCGGCTCCTCAATTGTCGACACGGTCTTCGTCTGTCGCTCAGAGGGACAGTTTCGACGCGACCTCATCTTCCGCAACACAGAGGAACTAGATGTTATCATACGAGATGATCTGTCTGAGCTTTGCGCGGCTGGAATGAAGCCTACTGCTGGCGATTTTCGCTGCATCGCCTTCGGACATTTAACTCGCATGGCGATCTGGAAACTTCGCAAATCCTGGAAACCCGCTTCGCCTGCTGGCAAACGCTTGGACCTCTTCGCAAGGGCCGTGGCAGCACTCGGAGATCCTCAACCGTTGATCGATTCGTACACCAAACTTAAGCGGCCCAGCTTTGCGTCGACGAGAGGGTTGCCACTTTTCCGCGAAGGCCTGCCTGATGCCATTTCCTTTTGAGGTTCCCTTTGAAACGGTTATGTCCGATCTCGACACGTATGTCGACGAGGTGTTTGGAGCTCTTCAATCCGAATTCCTGACGCTGCCCAAGGGCGACGGCTTCGTCGAGTACGCTGTGTTCGAACAGGGATATGAGCTACTCAAGCGGGCTACCGGGGGATTCCGTGATCTGTCGCCCGAGGCGGTCATTCAGACCGTCTTTCAAGCGCCAATCACACTGATCGTGCTGCGAACGATGCTTGGCTTTACCCCACCCGAGTGGGCAGACGTAACGATACAGCGCACCAACGTTCAGGTGCCTCAAGGTGCCGCCCGAACCCTCGATCGCACGGTGCGTATGAAGCCGAACGTCCCGCTGCGGGCGAGTGGCGGAGTCACAGAGCAGCGTATCCGCGCTATGGTTACTACCGCGTGCAAGATTCTTACCGAGCCCTCTCCGCAAACTCCCGGTCTGCTGCATCGTCTTGACAAAGCAGATACGCGCGACGGACTCGCCAGTCTGCAACCGCTTGCCGATATTGGCGTGCCCTATGCGATGCTCCTTTATGAGCGCTTCCTCGGCCGTCCCTTTGCGGGCCACCGCGACAGCGTATCGGAATTAGTTGGCGACGTGCTGGAGGCCGCGGTTGAGGCCGTGCTCAGCGAAGCCGGCGTCAGCTTTCGCAAAACCAAGCGCGCTACGCGGATCAAAGGATTCGACCAGGCGCCTGATTTCATAGTGCCGGACGAGTTCAGCCCCAAAGTCGTAATTGAGGCCAAAGTCACGCAAGATGATGGTACAGCGCGCGACAAGGTGACGCGCGTTCAGCATCTTGGAACCCTCAGTACGCAGGGCATAGGACAGGCTCAGGCTCCGCGCTTCGAGGTTATTGCGTGTATCGCCGGCCGCGGCTTCAGGGTGCGCCGCGAGGACATGAAGAAGCTGCTGATATCAACCCGGGGCAAGGTGTTCACGCTGCAGAATATGCCGCGATTGGTTGACTGTACTGAGCTGGCAGCGTTCCGGACCCGAACAACTACCTCCTGAAAGGCAGCATCGCCAACACTACGCGCGTGCACTGAATCGCGCTTGGAGACGATGGTCAAAAACCTTACTGTCGGTTCTTTAGTACTGCACGGGCCTTCTGAGGAGATCCGCGGTGCCTGCGTCGAGGTGCGCATGTGACGGTCGCAGAGGGAGCCACAAATTGTCGGGCTCAAACGAGCGGCGGGCAACGTCAATCCGCCAGCATGGCGCGTATCCGTTCCATCCTGGCGAGGACGTCGAAAACAGGCCGATGCGGACCGCTAAGAGGAAGAACTTTGATTCAGGCTTCCATCAAAATGGAGCGAGAAAGAAGCTCGCCATCTCCTTGTCTTGATCGCCCGGAATGGCACGGAGGCCGATCGCTCGGCTGTATGGTCCTCGACTTTAGGTTGATCGGTGGATGCGTCACGCTGCCGCCTCTCGCAAAAAAACGGACCAGCACAGTGAAGCGCCAGCCCGAATGCCAACTGGAAAAATGGGGGCAAACCCAGTCGGCGCTCCCTTTCTACGATGTTTGCCCTGTGCGTGTTTAATAGCTAAAAGAGCGGCGACATGATCTGCGATTTTAAGTGCCATCATTTCGTAGAGGATTTCACGCTGGGTGAGCCGCCCTCGATGCATCATTGCGCCGATGCGGACTGAAAGCCTCTCTCAGGCCGGATGGCTCGATCTATTTCGACATTCAGCGAAC